TTTCATCTAACACATTTCTTAAACCAAAAAATATCTTAAATTTTCCTTTCTGCATTAAATCTATAATTTCTAACAATCCAACTTCTACGCTGTTACTGCCGTCCGGCCATGTGCATTTTTCTGGTAACATTTTAAAACCAGCATTAGCGTGTAATTGTTTTTGTTGTTGACCATCTCTTGTTTGTAGTCCATCAGCAGGCCATGCTGTCGGTATATTATTTGCCCATGCTTTTGTAGCACCCCACGCAATATCAGCCAGTGCTTTGCTTTGTTTCCATGCTTTAGTTATATAAATTATATCTTGTTCTCGGTCAATTGCCATTTGTATTCTAGATTGCGGATGATCCCAACCAAAATCCATACCATCGATGATAAAAAAATGAGGTGGTATTGGAAATGGTTCACAAGTAAGAAAGTCCTCACTCAACTCATAAATACGTCCATGTCCAAGTATTGGTATACCTTTGCTTCGCATATCTCGTTGATGTTTAGGATAACCAGCCAATAACCTTTTCTTCTTTTCCTCGTCCATGTGTGGCGCATCATCCCAACCTTTCATCATAAAGAATTGATTTTCGCTTGGGTCTTCCAGGAACTTTAATACAAGTTCTGTTCTTCCATTTTCTGGTGTAAATGTATATATTATTCTACCTCCTCTCCCAAGATTACCGTTGATTGTTCTTGTTAACACCTGGGGTCTAATCTTTTGGTCTTTTGGTTCTTCATCTATATGTACCCAGTCTACAACGTCACCCATGATTGCATGCTGTCCTTGAGAATATGACCAAAACTGTATAACTGATGTACCACCTGTTTTATGTTTAACTCTAACTGTTCTCATAGCGTTTGGTGTGCCAGTTGCTGATTCCCAACTTAATATTCTATTTTTAGGAACCAATCCACCTTTAAATTCCCCTTCGATATAATCACCAAACAATGCTTTCTGTAGTAAATCTCTAGTCTTTTCCATTGAATATCCAAGACCCCAACATGATGGTGCAAAACTGAACTTATGGCCCTTCCAATCCTCTGGATAATCACCAAGCAAATGAATAGCATCCATGTCAGTTCCTAAAAACGTCTTACCAATCTGATTAGCTGCACATAAACAACATTCATGATAGTTCTTTGTAGCAGAGATAAAGTCTAACTGCCAATTGTAAAGTTGATCATAGATAGTTTGATATAGTACATTGCTATCTCTTAATTTCTGCTCTTCAAGTAAATTGATAAGTTCAATCTTATCTTTTCTTGATAGACCTTCTAAGTTCATTTATTAGTCTCTGCTAAAAGACTGGCTATCTTTTTATTTAGTTCTTCATCACTAATATCTTTAGATTTATCTTTTGTCTCTACATACTGCTTATCAATTAGACCTAAATCTCTTGCGATAATATTAGGATTTAAGAGGCCTGCGCTTGCACCTTCGAACTTCTGAGTGTCAATAATTGCCCTGATATTCTTTATGATACGTGAAAAATCTTTTCCGATATCTGTATTTAAATCTAATAAATCTGTAAAATCTGTAAAATAATCTTGGTTTACATCTAAGAAAATACAAAGACCTTTTACTGTCATTGCTCTCATTAATGATTCTTTTCCAGTAACCTCGCCTTGAAAAACAATTGCTTTTTCTAAAGGATTATCTTCGGCCCACTCGAAATACTGGCACGCAGCATCCCATAATATTTCTGGTGTTTTAAATACTTTACCTCTTCCATGAGTCGATCTTGCTTTCCAGAATTGGTTACCTTTTGGCGCTGCCATGTATCACCTGTTGATTATTTATTATCAATACAGTATATCAAAATTAATTTAATAATTCATTATTCAAAATTTAAGCAAAAAAAACCCTCAATTAAGAGGGATAGTGATCAACACCAAGGAAATATAGTTTAATATGAATTACCTATCTTTTATTTTAATTTTATAACTGCCAACCACCACAGCTTCGAAAACTAAATTATTTTTATTAAACCAATTGCATAAAGTTTGAGTTGAAACATTAACTGACTCGCTCAACTCTTTTAAACTTTTAAATCCTTCTTTTTTTGCTCTTTCTGCTGCTGTCATTATATTACTCACTTTCATGCAAAGTTAACAGAGACTCATTGTTAAGCATCGGAATGATATAAACTTGTCCTTGTTCATCTTCTGCTTGTGCTGCTCTATAACCAAGGGCTTTTGCTGCTTCTCCAGTGTACCCTTGAATTCTCCAATCAACTTCACCATCACCATGACTATCTCTTTGAGATAAATATTCTTGTGCTTGCTCTTCGTCGCATTCAGCATATTCCATAATATTTTTAATAATAATATCAAGCTTTTTATAATCATCTCTATAAAAAAATGAATTTGCTTCAATTATGTCATCTTCATCTATCTCAATCTCATAAGTAATCACTTTACCTGGGCACATCTGATAAATATCAGCACTAAAACATAAACATTCGCCAAGAATTCCATCGTCATTAATAGTGCCTGCTTTTATTTCTGTTGGACTAGTATGAAAAAGTATCATTATGTATCTCGTTTATTTGTTAAGAACTCATTTCTTAACTCTTAAACTAATTATAGCGAACTATTTGATAAACACAAGTATAATATCAAACTATTTTGCATTATTTATTTTTAATTAAGATAATACATTGGTTTTTAGGTTTTTATATGAAATGGCTGTTTGTCTTAATAGATCTGGTAATTGATTTTTTTCTTCTTTACCGATTGTTATTAGTGCGTAATTTTTTTCTGATTTACTATCATGTATAAAGTTAATGAACATATCTTTGCGTGACATACCACTTTTATTTATACATTTTAATGCAAATTCATTGTTATACTTTTCATCTTTAGTCGGTAGTTCTATCTTTTGCATTATTTAACCTTTGTTTGCGTTGATTTAGCATTAACCCTGGTTACTTTTTTACCGTTTATTTCTGTTTTCTTTTTTGAAGTAGCTAATGATATAACATCTGCTATTAATGAAGGGGATTTTATAGCCATTATTCTTTCTCTTTATTATGTTCGTCTAGACATTTTTTACTTTTTAATATTTTTAATTGCAAATCCATTTGTATTCTTCTATCCCTAAAAGCTAGAACATGAAATAGTATGCCCGCCAGAATACCTAAAGCTGTTAATGAGATACTAATAACAGTAGCATATTCATTTATCGCTACTACTATCCCCGCCAGGCTTGATATCCCTAGAGTTACGTCCCCTACGTTTTCGCTCATAATATTCCTTAAAGCCTTTTGTTATAGCCACCGCTAGCGCAACGAGTTGTATAAATATCACGAAGAATACTGAATAATTCTGGAATACTTGCAATAAATTGACAGCAAACCAGTCCATGTACAAATCCCTCGTAATTATCGTAAATTATATTATAACTATTACTTGATACATCGTATGCTAGTACAGCATAACAGAAAAGCAATAAAAACAGAATAAATGATTGATAAAACGCAAATTTATTCATTCTTACTAAAAGTATATATGCTGCGAAAAATGTTAAGAATGCCCTTACGTAATATAGTGCATCGTCTGTTGCGTTGAAATACTCTTTATTGCACCATAACGATAAAGATAGTACTGAAAGTACAAACCATTCTGTTTTATTTTTTGAAAAGTTTGCTAAAAAGTAAAAAGCTATAGCGCAATAAAGTAAATACATATAATTTCCTGTTTTTTAGTTTGGTTTAAGGTGGTGGTTTTGGTGGTTTCGTGTCGTCGCCGCCCATGATAAAACTCCGTTGTTAAGCATTATTGGAGTTTTATTTTAACATTTTAAACTTACTTTTGTAAGTAGTTTAAATTTCCTTTAGTTATTTTAGGTGTTTGGCTTCAGACCATTATCTCTTAATAGCTTTCTATAACGAATTATTTCATTTTCTATATCTTGCCATGTTGGGAATATTTCTTTTAGAGTAGGGTGTAGACCAATTAACCAATTGTAATGATCAATACCATAGCGATCAATAATGTATTCGTTATATTCAGCACGTTTACCTGAAC